GTAGAGATGGACGCTTTGTTTGAACTGGCGGCGACTCTGTAACATGAGCATTGTCCAAAAATTAAAAGGTGTTGAGGGGAAATGGCTAGCCGCATTTATTAGCTGTTTGTTAATGATGGTGCAAGGCGACATTACTGCTGTGGATACACCTCATTGGATTAACGCTGCAAAGACGGCTACATCTGCATCCGTTATTTTTGCAGTGATGGTGTTTATTCCAAGAGTCAAAGACTTTGCTAACGAAAGATTGGGTGGTGCGTTGTCATTTGGTGGCGGTGTGTTTGTTAGTGACTTGTGGATTCATCCTACGCACTTTGGGATTCCAACGGCTGAGGCGTTGACTACAGCAATAATGAGTGCTGTGTTGGCGTACATTGCTCACGACTATTTGGTTAAGCAGTGAACACTATGGAAGAACACAGACTGGATCGCATAGAGCAAAAGCTCGACAAGCTAACTGAAGCTGTATCACAGATTGCTCGCGTCGAAGAGCAGATTCTATCTGTGTTTAAGCGGATGGATAGGCATGAGAAACGCCTAGACGATCAGGAAAATGACATACGGGAGCTGGAGGGGACTGTACTGTCTAACTCAAGCTCAGTAAAGAACGCAGAGAGGTTCTTCTGGGTTGCCGTCAGCGCGTGTGTATCGCTTCTCGTGTACATGGTTAAGTAACGTATGTGGACTGCACTAATTAACCCCATAGCTACTCTGGCGAAAACATGGCTAACCAACCGCCATGAGCAGTCACAAGCCAAGCACGTAGCCAAGATGGAGGTAATCAAAAACACAGCCACATGGGAACAAGAGATGGCAGCGGCCAGTGCTACCTCGTGGAAAGACGAGTGGTTCACTATTGTGCTGTCATTGCCTTTACTAGCGGTATGTTACGGGGTGGCTATGGATGATCTAAGCATTATGCAAAGGGTAGGCATGGCGTTTGCTGAGCTAGACAAGCTGCCTGAGTACTACCAGTACCTGTTGTACGTGGCCGTCACTGCGAGCTTTGGTATACGCGGTGCTGACAAGCTAATGCAGATGAGGGGCAAATAATATGGCAACCCCTGCTGAAATTAGCGTTTTATACAACAAGTATCTTGGTCGAGATCCTTTGCAGTCTGGCATTGAGGCGTGGCTTGCTACAGGGCAAAGTATTGATCAGATTGAGCAGGGTATAGCTAACTCGCCTGAAGCGGCTATAGTTAATGCGTATCAAGACAGCTTGGGCAGAACGCCAAGCATGGATGAGAGACGGTTTTGGGTAAACCAAAGTGGATTAGACACTGCTTCTTCTGTTACTGCGATACAAAACTCCGAAGAAGCGCAGCAGTTTCAACAGCAACAACAAGCCGAAGAAAACAAAGAAGAAGAAATAGTAGACATTTTTGATGATACTACGGCTGATGATACTACTTTTGATGATACAACCGCTCAAGATACAGTTACTGAGATACAAAACTCTCAAGAAGCGCAATACTTTGCTGCTAACAACGATGCGATTACACAAGCGTTAACTGAGTTAGCTAACTCGCCCGATACAATGGGTCTGGGGATAAGTGGAGCATTAAACGAAGACAGGCCTGATCCTGTTATACAAGGAGCAGACGGTCAGTACTACTTAACTAATCCAGAATTAACGCCCAACGGCTGGATAATCAACCCAGACTACAGCACTCCTGTTTACTTTTTTCACCAGCCTATTGAAGCCGGTGAAGCACGAGGAAATTACGCAGAGTACAGCGAAGATTACAAAACAGCGACACAGCAAGGTTTCTGGCGTACTGAAGAAGAAATAAAAAGATTCTGGGAAGGCGAAAAAACAGAAGACAATCCGGGTCAGCTTAATATGAACGTGTTCAGGGAACAACACCCTAACATGGACTTTAACCAGTATATGTCTTTTATAAACGAAAACTCTGCTCTATACGAACAAGGCCTTACGCCTGAAAACAACCCAGAGGCTTTTTCTGCACTAACTAATAAGTATAACATTAAAACTTCTTTTGCTGGCGAAACCGGACACATCTACGGCTGGAACGGAAGTAACTACACTAAAACTTTTCACCTAGACAAAAGTTTTGATGCTGGGGGCTTAATTTTTTCTCTGGCAGCAGCCGCTATGACAGGAGGTTTAGCTAGTGAAGGTGTCCTTGGTAGTTTTTTACAGGGATTAAGTGGATTCCAAAGAACAGCAGTACTTAACGGGGTTTCAGCGGCTGTTCAAAGCGGTGGTGATGTTAAAGCTATTGCTGGGTCTGTTGTGGGTACTCTTGCTGGAGGACAGCTAGGTTCTTACGTTGACTTAGGTAGTGCCGCCGCAAACAGCGCCCTGTCTAGCTCTATTTCTTCTGCTTTTGAGCAAGCTGTCGTAAACGGAGAAATAGACTTTGAAACAGTGTTGTCATCAGGTGTTCTTGGTGGTGGCATGGAAATAGGCAAAGACCTGTTCGATGCAGTACGTACAGGAAGCGAGTTTGACTTTGGTGGTCTTATTGACCAAAACTCTGATTTGTTTGCCGCCCTCAACGGAGAATACGACATAATATCGCGAGAGTTCACTGGCGGTTTGATTGGAAACGTCAGAGGAGCGTACAGAGAGTTTGTAGAGCAGTACATTACAGGCGGCGAGTGGTGGGAAAACGCAACCGAAAGTTATGATAGTGTTAAAATTTATACGGACAGTAAAGGCAACGCCACGTCTGTAGACTTAATAGGGTATGATGGCAGTTCTGAAATTTTATCGTGGAAACAGTTTGTAAGTAAGGGCTTAGACGAAATTTCAGGATCTAGTGCCATTTGGGATTCTATAAGCGGATTTATGGACTCTATTCCTGATAGCTGGTACGGTACTCTTTCGGACTGGATAAAAGCAACTTCTAAGTCTTCAGGAGGGACATATACCACAGAAGGCGGCTCAACAGTTACTGTAACAACTACGGGTACTGATGACAGCGGAGGCGGCGCTGACGACGATTCTGTTGACTTTGATTGTTCTTCCGTAAATAGAGAGCAAGTTGCAGGAGCTACAACAGGAACAGAGTGTGGGGCTTGTGTTGATGGGTACGAACCTAATGAATTTGCGGAGTGTATTGCAACTATAGGCACTACTACTTGTCCAGCAGGTCAGTATTTTAATGAGACAACTCTAAACTGTGAAGATGAGGTGTTTTTTACGCCCGGACAACCCTGTAACAAAGAAGACGGAACACAAGGGGTATTTGACGCTGACGGAAACTGTGTAGATGCTGCTGTAACAGGGACAGGAGACGGAACAGGCACAGGAGGTAAAGCAGGAGAAGCCTGTCCAGTAGAAGAAACCGGAGAAGACGGTACTCTACAAGATGACGGCGAAGGTAACCTTACGTGTGTAGCCACTGGCACAGGAACTGGAGATACAGGAGGCACTGGAGATACTCGTAAGGCTGGGGATGCTTGTACTGATGAGGCCACAAACCAGCAAGGGACGCTACAGGAAGACGCACAAGGTAATTTAATTTGTGTAGTTTCTGGAGATACTCCAACTGTAGACACAGGCACTACTGCTACTCAAACTTGTTCAGATCCTAATAGAGCAACTAAAGAAGACGGGTCTTGTGCTGAGTTGTGTAAAGACGGTACTATCCCAGACCAACACGAGGAAGGCCTCTGTGGTAATCCTCTGATAACAACAACAGGTCCGGGAGGCGGAGACGGTACTGAAGAGTGCGAAAACAACGCCACCATCGAAAGCAACTGTAACGAATGTGCAGACGGTAGTTTACCATCAGAACACGAAAACAACGACTGTAATCAGCGGTTGATTACCACAGGCGGTGGTAGCACTAACGTAACTGAAGTTGATTGTACTTTAGTTGAGTGTCAGTCTCCTAGACCTGACGGAGAAGCTGGAGTAGCTTGGGATACCTGCTGTACGGGCGACTCTACTGTAATTACCACAGGAGGCGGTGGAAGCGAAGAAGACAAATGCAAGCTGGCGGAATGTCAGTCTCCTAGGCCAGAAGGTGATGCAGGTGCCTTGTGGGACCAGTGCTGTAAAGAGACTCCCGTAACTACTACTACTGGTGGCGGCGGTGGAGGTGACGGAGGTGGAATGTTTGGAGGCTCTGGTTTAGGTTCCTTTAGCCCTGCTGGACAACCGGGAATGTTTGATCCAACTATTACCGCTGGGGTTACGTTAGAGCAAGCTAGGAAGTTTCCTATTGAAAACTTTTTACAGCAATATGTAGCAGGAATGAATAATCAAAACGCTAGCATAACTAGCTTGTTTGAGGACTTAGTATGACATATTTAGACATAGTAAACAACGTACTGAGGCGGCTCAGAGAAGACACGGTAACAACCGTTAGTGCTAACACGTACAGTGCTATGGTTGGTGACTTTATCAACGACGCAAAGCAGCTTGTAGAAAACACTTGGGATTGGTCTAATCTTAGGTCTACCCTGACGATTGCCACGGCTGCTGACGACTACACGTACTCACTGACGGGCTACCAAGACCAAGGTAAGATACTGAACATCGTCAACGACACGTCTAACATTGTCATGGAGTACCGACCGCAGACTTGGTTTGACGATAAGTTTTTAGTCAACACTCCTGTCTCTGGTGAACCTCAGTACTACACCTTTAGTGGCATCGACGGCTCTGGTGACGCACAGATCGATGTGTACCCTAAGCCTGACGGTGTGTACTCACTGAAGGTCAAGAGTGTCATCAGAAACGTAGCGTTAAGTGCTGACAGTGACACACTAGCTATTCCTAGTCAGCCTGTAATACACATGGCAGTAGCTCTGTTAGCTCGTGAACGTGGCGAGACAGGCGGTACATCAACACCAGAGTACTTTGCCATTGCTGACAAGTACCTGTCTGACGCTATTGCTCTGGATGCCCAGAAGCACCCTGAAGAAACCGTTTGGTTTACACCGTAGGAGATTCTAGATGGCCCAGCCACTACAGAGTATTAACCTAGTTGCTCCTGCGTTTAAGGGAATCAACACAGAAGATTCTCCGCTTGCACAGGATACGTCTTTTGCGGAGATTGCAGACAACGCTATCATCGACAGGCGTGGTCGTTTGGCTTCACGCAAAGGTAACGCTGTTGTCACGACAGACAAGACAGAGTTAGGTACTGACTACCTCTCTAACATCCACGAGTTCTACGACAGTGCTGGTAACGAAGTAATCTTCAGTACTGGTAACAACAAGATTATGACAGGTACGACTACACTGGTTGACGCTACGCCAGCGACGTACACGATTACAGCTAACGATTGGAAGATATTTAACTTCAACGATCACGCTTACTTCTTCCAGCGTGGCTACGAGCCTTTGGTGTACAGCAATACACTAGGTGCAGTGACTAAGATGTCCAGTGTTGCTGGTGCGTCTGTAACTTCTGCACAGTACTCTCACGAGGCTATTGGTGCTTACGGTCGTGTATGGTGCGTAGGTAACGCCAGTGACGACAACACGATCTACTGGTCTGACTTACTGATAGGACATGATTTCTCTGGTGGGTCTAGCGGTTCTATCGACGTATCTAAGGCGTGGCCTAACGGGTTTGACAAGGTTGTAGCTATTGCTGCACACAACGGGATGCTTGTGGTGTTTGGTGAAAACAACACGTTGATCTACGCTGGTGCAGAGAGTCCTGCAACAATGGCTATACAGGACACTATTCCGGGCGTTGGTTGTGTAGACAGAAAGAGTGTACAGAACATAGGAACAGACTTGTTGTTCTTGACACAGACAGGTCTTAGGAGCTTGGGACGATCTATTCAAGAGAAATCCTTACCTATTACCGACTTGAGCAGAAACATCAAGCAGGAACTGATTGCTAACACGCTGGGTAAAACAGAACCAGTTAGTACGGTGTACAGTCCTGAGAACTATTTTTATCTTCTGTGCTTTCCTGACCTCAACCTCGTGTACTGCTTTGATGTACGAGGCACACTGGAGAACGGTGCGTACAGAGTAACACGATGGCCTAGTGTGGACTTCAAGTGTTTCCACAGGGACAGAAACGGTGACATATACATAGGCACAACAGCGGGTGTAGGAACTTACGATAACTACTTTGACAACGGAGAAATTTATCGTTTCCGTTACTACAGTCCCGGCTTGAGCTTTGGCGATCCGTCTAAGATTAAGATGCTGAAGAAGATCAGACCCACAATTATTGGTGGCAACAACGCTGACATATTTCTCAAGTGGTCTTACGACTTTTCAACAGCAACTAGCACTAGCACGTTTAGAACCAGCAGTGCTACACCCGGATTCTACGGACAGTCTGAGTACAACGTAGCAGAGTTTTCAGAAGAAGGAACAATCATTAGCCGTTCTTCTATTAACACGACAGGCTACGGATCAGTAATTAGCGTTGGTCTTGAGACAGACATCAACGGCTACGCACTGTCCATACAGGAAATGAATGTACTAGCACTGATAGGTAAAACGCTATGATTATGATGACTTACGATAAGAAAAGAGGTACTTACTAATGGCACTCGGATTTCTAGGGAACATAATTGGGGATGTTGCCTCTTCTTTGTACAGTAACATGCCTCAAGATATACAGAAACTGTACACAACTGAAATACCTGATGTTGCGGCTCCTGACATTACGTTCCAGCCGTTTACGGTCACAGGTCCTACAGGAACTATTACAGGTGGTCCTACGGGAACAACTTACGCTCTCGGCGGTACAGGGCAGCAGATACAAAGTGCGCTAGAATCAGAGGCGCTTTCTAGGTTTGGTGCTGCTCCTGCTGCTGGTGCTGGACTAGGAGCCGCTGGTCAACAGTTGTTGGGCATGGGTCAACAACAGTTAGGTGTTTCTCCGTTTGGCCTCGCTGGTCAACAACAGGCGGCACAACAGGCGTTTGGACTCGGTGGTCAATTTATGGGCCAAGCCGGTATGCCTATGGGTGCTAGAGAACAAGAGGTGTACGACCGTATCAGGGCTACACAGCTTGGTGAAGAAGAAGCACAGAGGTTAGCTCTGGAAGAGCGGTTGTTTGCTCAAGGTCGTGGCGGCGTACAAACGGCTATGTTTGGTGGTACGCCAGAGCAACTTGCGTTGGCTAAGGCACAGGAGTCTGCACAGAACCAAGCGGCTCTTATGGCTATAACTCAAGCACAACAAGAGCAAAGACAGGCGGCTGACATTGGCGCTACTTACGGACAGCTAGGTTCTAACATTGCTACTCAGCGTCAGGCTCTAGAAGCCGCACAGCAACTCATGGCTCAACAGGCTCTACAAGGCGGGATGGGGCTAATGACAGGTGGCCTTGGGTTGGAGCAAGGACAACAACAGCTTGGCTTAAGTGCTCTTCAGGGAGCTTATATCCCACAGGCTGCTATGCTCTCTGCGTTCTCTCCTGCACTCAACGTGGCTAGCTTGGCTGACGTTGCACGTAGGCAGGGCGGTCAGTACGCAATGGAAACTGACATTGCTAACCTTGAAGCAGAACTGCAGAGACAGGCTGGTTTGTCCAACTTGTACAGCGGTTTGTTCAGCGGCGCTACTGGATTAGTTGGTGGATTAGGTACTGGTTTGGCTAACATCATGGGAGACACTGGTATGTTCACTGATGTTTACGATTGGGCTAAGGGCATTATTACTTCAGATATATCCCTGAAAACGAATATACAACTTCAGGGTCAGCTACCCAACGGTATAAACCTGTACACTTGGGATTGGACTGAAGAAGGACAAGAGCTTTCTAACAACGCCCCTTCCTACGGTGTTATTGCTCAAGAAGTTCAAGAGATTATGCCTGAAGCGGTAGTTCGTGGCGACCACGGGTATTTAACAGTTGACTACTCTAAGCTAATTTAAGAGGAAACAGAAATGGCTTTTAGAATAAACACAGGATTGCCTCAAGCTGGCTTGTCAGCAGGACAGATGATTGGCTCTGCTTTTGGACAGCTAGGCGGCTCTATTGGCGGTATGTTGACTCGTGGTGGTGAGGCGATTAGAGAAGGGCGTGAGGATGAGAGTGCACAACAGCAGTTCCAGCAGATTCTTGCGGCAAACCAAAACAACCCTTCTGCAATGAGGGCTCAAGGTCAGCAAATGATGGTGAATAGGGACCCTAATATGCAACGCCTCGGTAAAATGCTGGTGGACGAGGCTAACCGTATTGAGGGTGTCCAGAAAGCTAAAGCAGAAAAGGGAACAGCACAGGGAATACAAGGAGGACTCTCTGCTATTACCCAAGCAGCGGCTCGTGGCACACCTCTAGAACAACTCCAAGAGGCTGTTGGATCTGTTGTTAACTTAGGCGGTACTCAAGCACAGATTATGAGTGCTTATCAAGCCGGTGTTGATATAGCTAAAGCAAGAAAACCAGAGCCTACTCAATTCGATTACACAGAAAAAACTGTAATGCGTGATGGTAAGCCGGTGGTGGTTCAGTTTGGTATTTCAAAAACAGACCCAAGCGTTACAATAGAAAGAGTTCTGGGACCAGCAGAACAAAAAGAAGGTGGGACAGTAGACAAAAAAACCTTAAAAGAGCTTATAACAGACGCTGGACTAGACCCTCAAGACTACGATATAACAACGCTAGAAGGTTTAAAAAAACTTAGGTCTTTTGTTGTTACTGACGTACAGAACGCTTCTTTAGCAAATACTGTTAGTGACATGATTAAGGAAATGACGCCGCCGGGAGTTCAAGAGTCTGTTGCGCTTCTACGAGACATTGATCCTAAATTCGTGGCGGCAGAAGCAGATTTGGAACGTGTTGAAAGATTTAAAGCTCTAACCGCACTCACAGATGAAGATGTTTCTGGTTTGAGAAACGTGATTGAAAGGGTTGTTTCTGGAACAACGGAAAGCGATATAAAAGCGGTTCAAGAACTTCAAGCATTTAGGGGAAACAAAGATATAATTAATAAACTAAAAGATTTTGCTTTAGGTATTACTAGCGGAAGACTGTCAGAGGAAACTGTGCAAGAGTACGGATCAATTATGGAAATTTTAGGTGCTTTGGCTAATCAAAGACAGATGAATACAATCAATAATCTTATAATTAACGGCTCGCCTAGAGAAACAGAGGCGGCACTGAAAGCTAAGTCTTTTTACTCTGGAAGTGAAC